ATCAATTATTTTCTGCCTTTCAATATTATTTAATTTTTTCCATTTATTTTCACAATCCTTAGAATTAATTTTTTTATTGTAAAGATTCCAGAAAACATCAAAAGATATATTTATATCATTTTCTTTATTATCTTTTACTTTACTATCCTTTACTATACTATACTCTACTATACTATGCGTATTTATGTCTACATTTTGTGGCTTTGTGTATACATTTTGATTCAATATGTATGCAGATTGAACGCCTAAAGTGTTTAAATGTATACATAATGTATGCAGATTGATACATTCGTTTTTTCTTCTTGAGTAAGCATCTTTAATATTTTCAATAAACTTTTCACTATAAATAATTTTATTTTGTTCCCAAAGTTGTTTATTAAATTCTCCAATATTACATAAATCTGTTATGATTTCAAGTAATAATTTTTCATCTACTTTACATTTTGAACTTAAAAACATTATAGTTTTATATTCTGAAAGATTAAGATAATGATAATTAGTAACTGCTAATTGTCTTAAAATTTTAATCCAAGTAGCGTAACCATCATTACCATATTTATTTTCAATATAAAACATAGCTTCTCCTTCCTTACAAAGAAATGGAAAATAATCGACTGTATTTTGTTGTTGCCTTGCCATTTTATTTATCGTTTAAAATTAATTCTCCACCTTCTAAAATAAATTTATAGGTTCTTTTAAACACAAAAAATAAATGTGTTACTAATAACATTCCAAATATAAATGGAACTACTGATAATCTTTTAATGTATTTCATGATATTTATAAAATAAAAAAACCCATGCCGTTGGAGTTAGGGCTCCTCTGGCAATGGGTTAATAAGTTAGTTAATTATAAATGGTTCCCTAAAACCTTAACTTCAACAAAGATAGTAAATTGTTTTTTAATATCCTAATTTATTTTAAAATAATTTTTGTTGGTTGGTATGGTTGCTTATTCGTTCCATAGCCTTTTCAAAGTATTCTTTGTCAAGTTCACATGCTGTTAAGTCAAAGCCATAATCGTGGCACGCTATTGCTATTGAGCCTGAGCCTAAATGAGTGTCAAGTATTTTGTCGCCTTGCTTAGCGTATTTATCTAATATCCATTTGTAAAGTTTTATAGGTTTCTGTGTTGGATGAAATCTATTTAAATCAGTACTTGTACCTTCGTATAGTCTTGCAACTGCATCAAATGAAGTCCAAGCAAACTCTATTCTGCTAAATGTAGGCATATATTGTTTTTTATCCCAACAAATAATACCACGTGTACTTGGTAAAAATTCTAAATAATAATTAGCTCCCCATATAATTTGATTTTTTGATACTCTAAAAACTTCTTCAAAGTATTTTTTATTAGGTATTTCATTATCCCATTGTGAACTATTTTCATATAATACTGCAAACTTTGTATTTTTATGTTTTCCTCCTCTTTGTGATAATCTTTTACCTAAACCATAAGGTGGGTCTACAATAGCCAAGTCAAAATAGTTATCAGGATACCTTGACATTAAAAGCATATTGTCTTCATTCGTTATTGTTAGCATAATATTATTTTTTAAGTTCTATAAATTCCTCGTTTTTAATTAGCGTGTAAATGAAGTTATGTAAGTTCTCATCCATCTGTTCAACTGCTTTTAAACTTTGATTGTCTAAGTTAGTTTTGATAGTTTTAATAAACATATCTGAAGCTCGGATTAAATCATTAAACTTCTGCTTTTCTAAGTGGCGAAAGCGTCCTAAGAAGTAAGTGTACATTTCTCCTTGAACCATTGCTAATGAACAGAAAACTATTAAAGCCCTTTGAGTCTGTTGTTCGATTTCATTCATAATTTGTATGTTTTATTTAATTTAATATATGATATTGTAGATTTGTGTATTCCATAAATAACTGCTAAATCTTTATGGTATAAATTACTTTCTCTTATTTCAATTGCTTGACTGTATGTTAATTTTCTATTTTTAATTAAACCTAATTCAAAAGCATGATTTACATTTTCCTTAGTAGTAGTCCATTCTAAATTATCAATTCTATTGTCTGTTTTAATAGCATTAATATGATTAACATCTGGTTTATTTTTAGGATTAGGTATAAAATTTATAGCTACTAATCTATGAATTGATAATGTTTTAGAAATGTTATTTTTAAATAATCTAACATTTAAATAGCCTCTAGCATTTTTATTGTTTTTTAAAATACGTTGTTTATTAAATTTTAAACTTTTAACATTACCTAAATTACTAATTTGGTAAAGTCCTTCATAACCTTTGATGTCTTTAAAAATTTCCATAATAAAAAATACCGATTAACTACAAAGGCTTACCCACTCGATACAATTGTATCTATTGGCAATGTAATCAATCGGATTTTTTTTAATGTTTTTCATAGTGAGTAAGCGATACAAATATAATAATAATTTATTTATAATCAAAATAATATTCATAATATAACTTTTAAGTTTTTAGATTCACAATACGCTTTGCTAAAAGCTAATGTTACAAGGTAGTAACCTGTTGATTCATTAAGGCACAATCTCGGCTTAAGAATTGGATTTGTTCTGTTAAACTCCCTAAGAGCTTCATGTAGTTCTTTCATTTGTAGTAGTATTTAATTGATTAATATTTGACAATGTTACAAATAGTTTTTTGAATAAAAAAATTTATTATCAAATATTTATTAAATCGAATGAAATAAAATCATTATTTTTTGTAACTATTTGTTTTTCAACGTGTAAAATATAAATATCTTTATCATTAAAATTATATTTTTTCTGCAAAATATCTATAAACGGCTTTAAAATATTATCAATATCACTTGCTTTATTACTAAATCCAACTACTATATTTAATTGATACGGGCCATTCAATATGTTCAATTTTGGTAATAGTTTGAACATGTTAGTCTCATAGTTTAAATAATCTTTTGTTTTAAATCTGCGACCTTGCCAACACTTATTTGAACTCAAAGGCTTTATAATAATTTTATTCATATATGCAAATATAAATAATAATAGTTATATTTGTTGAAAACTTATAAATTATGGCTATAAATAGATTGTTTTTTGATATTGAAACCTCGCCATGTTTAGGATGGTTTTGGCGTCCTGGTTACCAAACAAACCTCAACTACGGGAACGTTATAGAGGATGCAAAAATAATCTGCATTTGTTATAAATGGAATTATAGTGATAAAATTTATTATTTAAAGTGGGATAAAAAACAGAATGATCGTGAAATGCTTATTAAGTTTGTTAAGATTATGCACCAAGCAGACGAAATAGTTGGACATAATTCTGATAGGTTTGATACTAAATGGCTTCGTACTCGTGCAATGTTTCATGATATCGATATGATTCCAGACTTTAAAAGTATTGATACATTAAAACAAGCAAGGCAGTTATTAAATTTACCATCCAATCGTTTGGATTCAATCGGTAAATACTTTGACTTAGGGCAAAAGTTAGAGAACGAACCTAATCTATGGCATAAAGTATGGCGTGAGAATAATCAAGCTGCGTTAATGCGAATGGTTAAATATTGCAAACAAGACGTTAATTTATTAGAGCAATGGTTTAATAAGTTGAATAAATATATGAAGCCTAAAACACACGCTACTGGAATTAAATGTGATTGTCCAGAATGTGGATCAGATAATGTTACTTTGAGAGGTTTTATGTATAACTCAGGTGGCGGTAAAAAACAAAGAATACAATGTAATGATTGTAAAAAATGGTATACTTATTCAGCTAACAAATATAAATTAAAATAATATGGCACTATTTAAATTTAGAATAATCGACAAACACGAAACTCAAGAGTTTGGAGAATACGGTGAAATAATCGGTAAGCCATTCGGTGAGTGGGCTTTCTTTAACTTCGCCTTAGAAACTGCTGAGGTTGTAATTGTAGCGTTTAGAAGCTATGTATTATTTGATGCAGAGGGTAATCCAAAAGAATGCACTAAGGTATATTTATCCGACGGCTCTATTTTATTTGCCGTTAATAAATTTGATACGTTTGAAAAGAATTATTTAGAGAATTACATCCCTTTATTTGCTGAGTAAAGTCTTTAAATATTCTTTAACTTTATCCCAAAATATAACTTGCTCTAATGTTTCAAAGTTAATTGAAGTTTGACCATGAATAAGATTGTGTCGATATAAAGTATTTCTATATTCTTTACATTGCCAGATAGCTATTTCAATTGCTACCTTGTCAATTGTGCAAGTTCTACAAAGCATACGGTTAATTTCAGTAACCATTGTAACTGCTTTTACTTCGTGTTTCTCCATTATTTTAAATTTTTATGTATTTTTAAAAGCATTAAATATCCTATCAAATCAGTTAGGTTGTCTTCATTGAAACCTGTTAAGCCTACTTTTTGAATACGCGAAATTTTATCGTTGACACGTGCAATAATACCTATTTCAACTTGCTTACTTTTATCAATGCCATCAATGTTAATAGTCCATTCGGAGTTAAATATTGAGCCGTTGTAAGATATATTTTTAGCAATGGCAAGTTCGCACATAGTTTGATATTCTGCCTTAATTAAATTGTTTATTGTTTCTAATTCCATTTTATTATTTATTTATAAATTTAAATATATGTTCAATTACTGGTAACGTCCAACCATCGCCAAGTAATGAACCTGCTTTAGCTTTAGATAGTATTGAAGTGTAACCATCAGGAAATCCTTGTAAACGTTCCATTTCAATTTGATTAACAGTTCTAACTAATTCATTTTCTTGTATTAAAGTAATCATTCCCGTTGTTTCATTTCTATGTTTTAAATAACGTTGAGTTCCACTTGAACCACTGCCTGTATTTAAACAAGTATGTTTATCAGTATCTACATAAACCATATTTATAAATTCTCTATCTGCACGTTTTTTAATACTTTCTTGACTTGTACAAACTCTACTTTCACTTTCTAATAATGCTAATGCTTTAACTCTTTCAACTCTACCATCAGTAATAATATCTTTAAACATTATTTTTTTATCAATAGGTTGTGGAATATCAGTAACCAAATCAAACATAGTCTCTTTTGTTTTTATATTACTCCAATAATAACGGTCTCTTAATTGAGCCGTTAATAAACTACTATTTATTCTTACTGGATAAACACCCAAAGCTCTACTCATTATGCCAACATCTAACTTATTTGCACTACCTACATTCTCTTGTAAAAATAATACATTTGGATTAACTGCTTTTACATGTTCTAATATTTCAACAAATGTAAAAAATAAACTTGACTTTTTACCATTTATTCCTGCACGTTTGCCAGCTGCACTTAAATCTTGACAAGGCGAACCACTCAATATTAAATCAATACTTTGCCAATCAATATCCCATTCTCGCCATTTAGTAACGTCGCCAACTTGAATAGTGTCAGGAAAGTGATGTTGAGTTAATTCAATTGCGTAAGGTTTAATTTCGCTTGAATAATATTTATTTACTTTGATGCCAACGTTTTCGAGTGCTTGGCGTCCTGTATTCATTCCATTAAAAAGTGATATTACATTCATAGTAGTAGTATTTATTTTACAAAATTAACAAAATTATTTGAATAAAAAATTTTTATATTAAAATAATGATTATATTTGTAAAAAATACTACTATGGAAAAAACAGCAGTTCAACAAGTGTTTAGTGAATTAGAAAATTTACATCCACATTTATTTAATATTTATTCTACTGAAGGCAGAGAGTTTGTTAATCACTTTCATAAATTTTTAGAAATTGAAAAGAAACAGATTACTGATTCATTTAAAGAGGGTACTAAATATATTGATATTAATGATGAAATTAGTGCAGAATTTAACGCAATTATTTACTACAACGAAACATTTAATAAATAATGGCAAAACTAAAAAAAGACGGCAAACCTAAACTATCTGGTGGCAAACGTAAAGGAGCGGGCGCACCTAAGAAAGCGATTAAAAAGAAATCAGTTACTGTATGTGTATACGATGTTGAACAACTTAAGAAAATAGCTAAGGGATTATGACACCAAAAGAACAATATTACAAATATGGAGAATCATTAGGTATTAAAATCAATGATTTGCAAAGGCTTAAAATGTTAGCTGATAATTGCCAACAAGATATGGCTGATAATTCAAAAGTAACAAGATTTGAAGTTATTGATGAAAATGGTAGAGTGTATACAAAACACAATTGTACAATAGAACTATCTTATCAAGATGATAGCAGAACTTTAAAAGTATTTATTAACTCACTAAACAAACAAGACTAATATGAAAACACAAGCAGAAATAGTAATAAAAGCAAAAGCCTATGCAGAATCTATTGGTAATGAAGATGGAACATCTGCTTATGATTATGTAATGGGTTACAACCAATGCCAAGAAGATATGGCTAAAGAAACAAATAATAAATGTACATTTTTTTTAGCAAAAGATAAACCATCTACTTCAAGTAATAGTATTTGTATTTGTGGAAAAGAAAAATATTTACACTAAACAAACAAGACTAATATGATTATACTATCATCAATTATTATAGCTATGCCATTATGGTTAATTGCTTCAGAACTTGCAGAAATAAGAAGAAAAATAAAATAAACAAACAAGACTAATATGAAAAGCAAAGAAGAAATAGAACAGTTAGCTGAAAATAGTAGTGAGGTTCAAGAAGCCACATATACATCACAACATAAAATAACATATCAACATGGTTATATAGATGGCTACACTCAATGCCAAGAAGATATGGTAAATGAAATTCAATCTTTAATTGATGGTTATAAATCTTATATTTTAAGATTAGAAGAAAAGTTTAAAGATACCTGTTCTCCATTAACTTTAGAAAAAATAGTTACATTAGAAAGCGTAGTAGAAAATTTAGAAAGTTTACTAAACAAACAAGACTAATATGAAATACGAAAAGCCACTTTTAATTATATCAGTTATTGGATTAGCATTTATGTTATTCCACACTTGCACTAATTCCGATTATACAGACTATAAACCTATTAACGATAGCACGTTAATTAAAGCTAATCTAAGCAACGCTAAATTAACGAATGATATAAGTGAACTCACTAAACAAACGGATAGCTTAAAAGCGATTAAAAAAGGTTTAAAGATAGTGTATAAAGAAAAGGTAAACAATATTTATCTGATAGGACCAGACACATGCAAAACCTACTTTGATACAATTATCAAATGGCATGATAAAATTGATTTAATTAACGATAGCACTATTTCAATGCAGGATTCAATTATAAAAGACTATTCTAAAATGATTGTAAACTACAAAGATATTGTAATGGTTAAAGACATTCAGCATTATAACGATTCAATTGCCTTAAGAAAGCAGAAAAGAAGTAAATTAAAAGTTGGAGTTGGAGCTTTTTTAGGTGGGTTGTTAATTGGTATATTTAAATGATTCCTTTGATTATCAAACAGTTACATAAATTTATAAATTATTTTGAAAATATATTTTTTTATTCAAATCTTTATTTGTAATTTTGATCCATATTAATAACCTAAAAACAAATACTACCATGAAAGAGGAAATCCTTAACAACGGCATCGAAGCCACAGAATCAAAACAAATCAATAAAGCAGCATTATATTTTGGACTGCTTGTAGTTGTATCAGTAACTGCTATCATTTCAATTGGAATGAATGTACGCAACTCAATTATCAATTCAAATTTACAGTATCAAATCCAACAACGTGATTCAATCATTTACACTTGCAAAGGCGAAATTGACGAGCTAACTTTAAACGTTTACGAATTAAGCAAATAATAGCCATGCCAGTTAAAAGAATAGTAATCTCAGACAGTACAATCGGATCAGTAGTTGAGAACGATAATCAGCAAAAGGCTCAATATTTAAACGCCCTTAATAGCTTAATCAATTCACAAGAATTTCAATTATACACGCCAAGTCAAAAGGCTGCGGTAATTGGAGAACAAATTAACATTTATAAAGATATAAAACATGCGATTAAATAAATACACAGAAACAGAATTAGACTTAATTATTCAAGGAATAGTTTTACAATTCGATTATATTGAACCAATAGATGATGCTTATAATTTAAAAGTTAGAGCGTATATTTTAAACAATAACATGATCAACATAACTGCTAATTGGATTGTTGGCAATCACGAATATAACGATGACCAATACGCTTTCAGCAGTGTCGAGTTTAAAGTAAACAAAGATTCTAATTTACGCAAGCTAACAAAGGAATTAAACGATGCTTTGAACGTTGTAATTGCTAAGGCATACGATAGTGAAATGCAAGACTTTGATTTTAAAGATGAATACTAACCCCTAAAAATAAATAAATATGCCTTGTTATCAAAATAGAAATGATATAATTTTCAAGCATGAAAAGGAAAAAATTAATATAGAACCTATTAGAGGGACTACTGAAAGTGTATATCAAAAATTACTTCGTGAAAAAGACCACTTAGAAGCTTGTTTGTGTGCTATCATAACTGAACTTGAAAAAAAGAAAATAGCTAATGAAATAATAACCAGAGCAAGTAGAAATGGCTTATTAGATATAATGGGTTTTTGGTTAGAACATTCAAAAAAAGATAAAACAAAAATAGCAAATATGTTTCATTCATTTTCTGAACATGAGCAAAGCCTTATAAGAAAACTAATTATAAATGGAGAATTATAAATAAAATACTAACCCCTAAAAATAAATAAAAAATGAGTGCAATTGTAAGTGCGTCAATAGACTTGACAAAAATCGAAGAGAGTAAAGTAATTGAAAAAAACGGTAAACGTTGGTTAAATTTAACCATTTCAATAAATGACACAACTGATACATACGGTAACAATGCCAGCGTATCAATTAATCAAAGTCAGGAAGAGCGAACTGCGAAAGCTCCAAAAGTTTACTTAGGTAATGCTAAGGTAATTTGGACGGATTCAAAGATTGTAATTGCTGAAAAGAAAGTTGCATTTTAATTAACTAACTAAAATCTTTCGGTACATAGGTTAACCGTTTTTATTATGAAATTATATCATGCAAGTATTGAAGACAGAAAACAAGAATTAGATGTTAATTGTATTGACTTTGGAATAAATGAGAAAGTTAGCAAAGCAAAACTAATTGATTTTATTGATGAAAAGTATTGTGGTAAAATGAAAAAAGTAGTATTTATTGCAATGATTGGAAGTGATACTTCAGATTATTTTATTACTGATAGTCATATGAAAGTACAAAACTATTTTTTAAATTCACCATACATTGCGGGAAGTTATTTTTTGTTTGAAGAGCAAACATTTGAGGATGCTTTTGAATATTGTAAAGACCATTGCGAAATTCACGAACTTGGATTAAATTAAAATAAATTTTTTTTAATCAAAATAAATTATTATTTTTACAAACAAATACTACCACCAAATGAAAACATTAATCATTAACCCCTTATTAGAAATGCCTGTGGTAGGGCTATTTAGTAGGGGGTTTCTTATTTAATAAAACATGGAAAAATTAAATTTATACCAAAAACTATTGGTAATTCAAAAAAAGATTAACGGATTAGGAAAAGACAAAAAATCATTTTCTTACAGTTATGTAACAGGCGATAAAGTTTTAGGAGAAATTAAACCATTAATGAATGAATTAGGCTTAATTCTTAAGCAAGAGGTTTTAAGTATCGATAATTTAAGAATGGATTATCAAACCAAAACAAGTGCTAAAACTGAAATACTATCAAAAGTAATGATGCAATTCACTTGGATTGATACTGAAAGCGGAGAAAAGGACGTTAATCTATTTGGGGCTAATGGTCAAAATGATTTCGAAAAGGGATTAGGTTCTGCTTTAACTTATGCTGAACGCTATTTTTTATTAAAGTTTTTTCACATTGCAACCGATGAAGACGATATTGATAATGATAGCAGAAAGCAAATTGATAAACCTACTACACCTATACAACATACAATAGATATTGAAGGAGCAAAAGCTAAACTAATCGTTGTTAAGACACTTAATGAATTAAAGCAAGTGTATGAATCACTACCTAAATTAGAAATGGCTAATGCAGAAGTAATAGCGTTAAAAGATAAACTTAAAGCAACTTTGAAATAATGAATATATTTAAAATCCAAGCAGAATACCAGCAAATAGTTACTGAACTAATTGAAAATGGTGGCGAGCTAACTCCTGAATTGGAGTTGGCTATGCAAATAACAAAAGATAACTTTCACTCAAAGTCTGAATCATACGCGTTTATCACACGTCAATTTGATGCTGAAATGGATATAATCGACAACGAAATAAAGCGTTTACAACAAGCTAAGAAAACACGTGAAAAAGCTATTGAACGTTTAAAAGCTAACATCGAAATGGCTATGATAACTTTTGATGTGGATAAAATTGAAACGCCATTAATAAAAATTTCATTTCGTAAAAGTGAATCAGTTGAAGTCGAGGATATAAATACTTTGCCAGCTTTGTATAAGGTTGTTAAAGTTAGTGAAACCGCTGATAAATTAAAGATTAAGGATGCTATTAAGTCTGGTATCTTAATCGATGGATGTTCAATTAAAGTAAATAAAAACTTACAAATAAAATAGTATGGAAAATTTAACAATAAGTAATGAAACAAATTGTAAAGCATCATTATGCTTTAAGTGTATAATATGCAGTAATTTTCAAGATATACCATATTTATCTAATACAATTACACCAATATGTAATGAATGCTTATTTGACTTAAAATGTTATGTAGAAACAAGGAGACCTAAAACCTAATCCTTTTTACCATTCTTAAATTCAATAACATTCTGAACGGTAACAATCCCCAAACAAAGCAAACTAAAACTAAGCCATACCATTAGAGCGTCTAATTGATTCTCTAATGGTATTTTAAAAATGGTTAAATAAATAGCAGTTAAAACGCCAACGAATGCGGATAATTTACGCCCCGAAAATTCGCCTTTGTTTTTTAAAGTATCAATTAAATTTTTTATCATAGCGTTTTTAAATAAATTTTAATTTATATATTTTTTTTACATTAACTTTTGAATTATTTAAAGAAAATGAAACAGATTGAGATGAAACTCCTATATATTTAGAACAAGTAGATATTGAATCAAATACCATATACTCATTAGTTTCAGTATTATATAAAGATACATTCTTTTTATTTACTAATGAATTTCTCCTTTTATGTTTTTCTTCTTCAGACCTAACTCTATTTTTAGCACCATTTATCATTGCGTCAATTATATATTTAGCTCTTTTACTTCCCTTTGGTACTGGGTTGTTTAATTTCATGTATTCAGATTGCATTTTACAAAACTCCTTACTATGTGTTTTGCCTAACATTGGAGCAGTTGCCGATATAGATGTATTAAATTTATTTGAAATTGTATCTAAATAAAATTGTTCTACTTCTAAATAATTATCACATTCTATTTTTATTTCAAAATAAATATTTGACATTCCATATTTATTTACATATCTCTGTAAGTGAATACAATGATGTTTATTTTTAATTAAATCTCTTGTATGTTCAGCTTTTCTTTTTAAATAATTATTTGTACTTCCAACGTATATTCGTTTATCATTTAAACATTTAATAAAATATACGGTCCCTTTCATTACAAACTTTTTAATGTTTCTATTAAGTTAAATTGTGGAGCACAATCCTGCTTATCACTTCTATAAGATACATGAGTATAAATACCATTAACACCTTTCAAAGCATTTGCCGATATATCCCACATATCACTATTATACTGTTTGTTAATTGCAAACTTAGCACATAAATTTTGTAACAATTTTTTTAAAGACTCCAATTGTAGATCATTATATTTATGATAGTATTCAAAACCTCTAAACTTTTTTAATTGCACAACTTCGCTTTCAGGAACTTCTTTATTTACATAGTTAAAATACTTGTCCCCTTTCTTAATTAACTGCCCCCAATTACATAGTTCAATACCTATACTACCTTTGTTAAGGCTCAAATTATTACCACTCTTTAAACCTAAATGGTAAGCCCAATACTCTGGTTCAAACGCTTGCTTAATAACTCCTTTGCCGTCAATAACAAAAGCCGTTCCTATTCGTTCTACATTGAAATTCCATCCATGGATTACATTATCGGCATTAGAACCGCCCGCAGTGTGATGTATAACAATTTGATTTTTAAATTGTTTCTCCTTAAAATATTGGTCGTTGTTTAACATTATCTATGTTTTAAATTAAAAGAAAGTAAATACAAAGCTAATATAATATTGGTAGTTGTTTCAAAAGCATTAAGCATTACGTTAATTGGTTGCGTTGTAATAGCTTCGTATTCTGCAATTAAGTAAATAGACATAAAAGCACACCAACACATTAGCAAGTAGTTAATGATTAAGGTAAACTTATTACCGTATTTTTGAGACCAATTAAACGCTCTAAATGAGCCGTATGCCATTAGCGTATAAGCTATGATATTAGGTATTAACATTATATATTATCGATTTTAGTTTCAATTTTCTTTTCTAAACGCTTCATGATCATTTCAACAAATAGGTTAATTACGCTTGTTAAAGCTATGCCTATTGTTAAAGATAACTTATAATATTCCATAATAGCGGGAACGATTAACACCGCAATTATTAAACCTAAAATAGTTTTCTTAGCTATTTCAATTGGTATAATTTTTTCCATTTTATTAGACAAAATTTTGTAAAGCGTTACCAATGTAGCTGCTATTGCAAGTGCTGAGTATTCTACTATTCTCATTTTGTAGCTATTAAACTAATTGATGTTTGTAATTTGTCGCCCTGAAATTGTCCACTAACAACTAATTGACGTGAATGTTTTTTAAGTACTTCGTTAATTTCGTTTGAGCAAAGTTCGTCAACTCTTTTTGTTTCTGCTTCAATCAATGCTTGAGCTTTTTCTATTTCTGTCTTTTCCATTTTTATTTATTATAATTGATATTGATACTATTGATGCACACCCCCCACCCCACGATGTTGTAAACATATCTTGAAGCTCATATGTGCCTTTATTTAAACGTTTATCGTAAATACACTCCTTAGCTATACCCGCCAACGTACCAACGCTAAAACCAATCAAAGAGCTAATAACGGGACGTTTAATATAATGGTTAGTTATTAAAGCAGTTGACGCTCCAATTGTAAACCCCGCATAAAAGTGTTTAGTTTGGTCGTCAATTTGCCCGAAGCTATTTAAAGCTATTAATATAGGTAGTATGTATTTAATCACTTTCAAATATAATAAAAATTATTTAAATTAAGCTGCTAAAAGTTTATAAGTTGTTCCGTTAATTACTATTGTTACTGTTTTTGTTTGTACTACTGTTTCAGTTGTTACCGTTTGAGTTAAGCTAACATTACCTTGAAAGCGTGCCGTACCGTTAACATCTAATCTAAAACCAGCATCTGTAAAAGTACCACCATTTTGAATTAAGATATTTCCGCCATTAAACAATCTGAAATTTTCAGTACCATTAACTGATAATTTAATAGGATTTGTATTTGAAGAATAAATATTAACTCCTACATATCTATTAAAATTAAAACCTCCACTCTGTATTAATCCATCAGTTGAATAAGATGAAAATGCACCAGAGTCATCTTGAATTACAATTTCTCCTTTAACGGCTATTTTACCACCAACACCTAACCTATAAATAGTTGGTAATGATGGATAGTTAATAGCAATTCTATCTACTATTCCATTTATTTGTACATTACCATTAAATTGAGCAGCGTAATTATTAGTAATAGTACAATTAGTCCCAGCTACGGGTGCATTAAATACATTACCATAAGCGTTGGTAATAGTTGAAGCACCTACAAATGAATAAGTAGTTGCACCCCATACGTTTTCAGATTGAGTAGCAATGTTACCAGTAGCCCATTGACGTATACCACCTACATAGTTGAAACCAGCTATTGAAGTAGATGCCGTTTGCCCTGTGTTATTAGGCTTAATAAAGTTAAAATTAGTAATAGCACCAGTTGCTTGAGCTCCTGTTATTCTTAATGGAGTTGTTGAATAACCACAAGTGAAATAAAAATTACCAAATGCTACATTAGTATTAAAAAAAGTATTGGCTCCGTCATTTCTTAAAGTATAATTACTTCCTGTTGGAGTGGCAGCATTCATATAAATTGCAGACTCTCCTGTTGAATCTGTTACCGAACCAATACTAACATAAGCCGTATTTTGACCTACTGTAAATATTCTTTGATTTAAAGGAGTTGCATAGTTACCAACGCTAACTCTATCAGTTGAACCAAAACTTAATAAACCACTAACTCCATTAATAGTAGGAGTTGTTAATGTTCGTGTTCCTAAATTAACATTAGCCGTTGCACCTGTATAAGGTACTAAACCTGTTAAAGCACTTGATGTTATATAACCACTTGGATTAGCACTATCATAAGGCGTGAAACCTAATGCAGAAAAAACACTTTTATTTTTCCATAAACCTGTAGAAAATTCGTATGTTAAAACCTCATTATCACTTGGTGAAGTTGTTATTAAATCTACATCGTGAATTTCATTTAATTCAAAACCGTTTTGAACTTTAACAAATATTGAACCAACTGTAGAACTTGCTCTTGTTACAATACCAATAAATACTAAATGTTCAGGAGCGTATGGTTTATTAGCTAATCCATAAATTAATTCTCCATTTATTCCTAACCAAACTGGGTCACCTTCGTTTGCAGTATTTGTATCTAAACCTTCTAAAATACCCTCAGTAACTACATATCCTTGACCATTTAATGCTAAATTTTCAGCTATTAATCCAAGTATTTTACTTGAAGTAGATTCATTTCTATTATCACCTTTTTGAACTAAAATGTTAGCTCCACTTG